TGTATTAGCGCTGGTAGCATTGGTTAAATCATTAAAAAACGCAGAAGTTAGCAAACCAGAATTGACACCTGTTGCATCAGCAACGTCGATTACTGGTGCAGCAGGATCGGTGACATCGATTGTTACTGCAGGTGTTGCTGTGGTTATAGCGGTGATAGTACCGGTAATATCTACCCATGCCGTTCCGTTATATAAAAATAACTTCTTACTACCTGAATTATAATATATTTGGGATTCGCCTGGCGATGCAGGTGCTGTACCCAGAGGATGCATTAATGCATTCTGTAGTTCGTTTTTACTTAAGTTAATATGTGTTAAAAATTGCTTGGCCATGACCGGTTCCTTTTATTAATTGCAGTAACATTTACCTGAAAAAGATGCAGAAAATATTATCTGCACAGTATTAATGTCTATCATTGTAACATCCCCTTCAACCGTTGTACCACCGCTATCAACAATTGTTATAGACGGAAATTTGCCTAAAGAATGTGTAACATCCCAGGTCGAACTCGCCACGCCTTGGGTATGAGTATAAGATAAATCGCCACTTATACTAGCAGCTAATTCGTTGATAGCTGCTTGTACAAAAGTAGCTGTTAAACCAGAAGTAGTGTTATCAAATTTGTGGTTAGCTGAATCTAATAAATCTACAGTGGCGTTAGGAAACTTTACATTGTAACTTCGACCATATGTTAGTACTGGTGGTGCACCCGAATAAGCATCATATAAAGTTGTTACTTCTGTAGGAGTAAGTACCTTGTCATATACAGCTACTTCATCCATTGCCCCTTTTAAAGTGTAGCTACTATTTGAGTAACCACCTATTACTTCTACACCTACTCCTGTAGATGCAGTAGGAGTAACGCCTGTAGCAACACCGTCAACATAACAAATTAAATTTAAATTGTCACTGGTTATAACTATATTGTAAGTTGTTCCTGCAACGGCATTTAAACCTAGTGGTCTATTTAAAGTATCCGAATAAACTAATTCTGCGCCATTAAATGCAGTCCCTACAGTACCCTGAGCAGAAGCTATCTGGAAACTCCCATCCACTGTATCTAAGTGTACAGTGAATACAAAACTAAAAGTAGATCTGACAGTGACGCCTGTAATATTTAATTTGCTGTCAGGCCCATTAAAATTAACTGACTTTCCGGTAACATCAGAAGGTATTAAACTTGATTGGTTTAGTGAAGCCGTAGCTGTATAAGTACCAGTTGCACCTCCAGAACCAGAATCAACTGCATTAGTACCCGACGTTTCATCCAATTTCCAATGATGAACGGGGGACAGAGTGGCTATGGCATCAGAATATGCTCCCACTAGACTTCCTTCATCCAGATATCACCGTCGTTCCAACTGACAGGCTCAGTGGATTGAATATACACTTTATTGTGTATAGTCAAATCATTAGCATGTGCTGATGCATCTGGTAAAGTATCAGTCGCTACATTAAACTGTCTTAGCGTTCCGTCAGTATTTAATACTAACGGTTTTACTTCTGCCATTACGCAAGCTCAACCGCTTGTGCCGGTTCAAAAGAAATAGCTGTAGCACTAATTGCTCTACCTAGTCTTTGAACATTGTTACCAGATGAGGTCGGTGCTGTGGATGTAGTTCCGCCAGCAGTAGTTGCTAAGAATATATTCGCTCCTACTGTCTGTCCTGTTACTTGAGTATTAGTCCCCTCAAAGTAAACATTTACAGCAGCAGGTGCAGTAACAGCATCTAATACGAAACCGTCCGCTTTCTTGCCAGTAGTAGTTGCATCCGCTTTGCGCACATTAGGTGTAGCCGCATTGTCAAATACATTAACAAAATCCCCTGCACTTAAATCTTCAAAGCTTACAATACTTGCTATATCCGCTCCAATACCTACTGGCATCATAGTTGAATCTATTTTACCTGTACTATCTAAAGCTACTATTTTTCCGTCGTCAGCCACACCGGTAGATGTGGAACTTGCAGCTATTTGTTTAAGTGAACCATCCGCTTGTATATCTATGTACTTTTGTGCAGCCATTTTTTTCTACCCTCTTATAATTGATTGTTGTATATTGATTAAAATAGTCGTACCTGTTAATGCTATTCCTACCTGCAAAACAAACCCAGTTAAAGGAGCTGTCTGCGTCAAAACACCGTTAGCGCCATTATATACTGGGCCTTCCGTCCATGTCCATGTAACATCTTCCATGAGTCCGGATGTTTGTATAAAGCACGGATCATTTAAATTAGTTGCAGTTGTAGTAAGTCCTACTACTTTGCCTCCATCTATTTCTACAGAGGGATCAGAGTAAAAAGCATCTCCGCTTTTGGATGTAATTATGCGCTGACCACCAAGATCTTCGCCTGAGTTTAATTCTATTACTCTATGATCAGATACTGGTCCACCTGCAACAGTGACGCCTTTTATTACGCCTCCTTCTTTACCTAAAACTTCACCTTCTAATAAAGAAACTGGTTCATAAGCTCTAGGTATAACTCCTTTTCTTACCAGTATCGTTTCAGCGTCATTATCAGTTTGAACAACTGGGCGTACAGGGAGTTCCGTTTTTACAAAATCTTCAAAAATTGTCATACTTGCTCCTCAAATTCTACTTGAAGAGTTCCACTTGAATTAGATCCAACAAGAGCTACACTTGTTAGGAAGACATAATCGCCAGTAACATTAAACACACCGCCGCTATCAGTAATAGTATATCCGTCCACCACATCTGCTGTACTCACTTCTAAAGTAAACCAGTCTGTAGTTCCTGCTAACCTAAGCCTAGTTTTATTTATGTTTCCTATCGTTGTTCCAATAGGTTCATGACTAGATACGACACCGAATGTAATTGTTCTTAATTCAAATCCACCGACTGTATAATTTTCTCCTCCAGTAATAACAGTTCCTATTATTCCAGATAATCCTGTAATACTTAAATTAGAAAATGTACCTGTTCCCCTAACCGTAGAATCTTCTATTAACAGTGTTTTACTATTTCCTGAAAAAGAACTAGGAGTTCCTTTATCCGCATCCAAAGAGTTATAACTTAATAACTGTTGGTTAGCTATAACCCGTACTGTATAGTTTTTTCCGCTGGGTAATTTAGATCTAAGCCTGGATGGGCTTCCATCTATACTTATAGACGCAGTCGGAGCAACATCAACAAGTCTAACTAGTGCTGAGCGTATAGTCGTTGCATTATTAGCTGCGCGATTAGCTGTTATAGTGTAGTTAGTCCCGGATACGATGTAATCGCCAAATATTCTATTTACTGTTTTTACATTTTCATAGCTAGAACTGGATTCATTTAAAGACAAGTCAACGCTAACAGCATAGTCTATTGTGTCGAAGTTAGTAACTGTTGAAGTTAACGACGCCTGTTCTGTTCCTTTAATGGCAGATTGACTGGTCGGGTAACTGACAGAAGGAGTTCCAACTGAGGGATAAGTTTGATTTAGAGTGAGTGTTTCTGAGCTAGTGAAGTCCCTTCCCGCTGTACCGAAAGCATTCTGGGCATATCCTTTAACTGATAGATCTCCCGTGTTTCCAGATATCGTAAATGTTGAAGTTGCAGATCCCGCATTTGCTGATATTGTTTTTCCCTGGACTGCTCCAAAAGTGTACAGGGTAACGCTAGTGGCTTCTGGTTCAGTAGTAATTGTGACACTAATTGTATCTCCGGATTTTAGTTCAGTTTGTGTGCCTGGGTATGACCCGAATGTGATATCTTGAATTTCTGGACCAACAGCTGCGCGGTTTACTATCACTTCATCAGTTAGACCGGTATTTGTTTCTACTAGAATAGCTCTGGTCTCTGTGACTAATACGTCGTATGACCCTGTATAAGTTCTTTTATCATAAGTATCCTGAACTAAGTTAGTAACTGTATTGCCATCTACTGTGACTTCGGGAGTGTAGAACTTACTGTCACCTTCAACGTACACATGAATCCGCACTTCGTCTTTATCTGTTGTGCTTTCAGTTATATCAACTTCAGCCGGTACAGTACCTGATGTCCAGAGTTTACTGGATACAATTCCGCCGCTGTTTGGGGTAACATCAGATATAAATAAGGCTCCTCCTCCACCTCCGGTGGCAGGAGCATTTGGGTCAGGTAAAGTGCCAGCACAAGGGGAGCACAGTTCTATAACTTCAACAGTAGGAATTTCAGCAATAATTAAATCACTAGGGACTTCTACTTCAACTATTTCAGTTTCTTTTTCAGTAGCGACTACAATATCAGCATGATGCTGCTGATGAATCAGAACGTGTCTTTCACTTTCCGTTTCTACTATATAGGACTTGGCCACAAGGGTTATCTCGTAACTTCATCGTACGCTGCTATATTGCCACGAACTAAAGTTCTAACATCACCGTTACCTAGAGTAACTTCTAAACTGTACACTGCTTTCTTAAATGTGAACGCTGTTGTATCCGTATCTGATACATACAAGTGTATGGTTCCTAATGCACCGCCTAATGTTATGCCTCCGTTTTCAGTATTTAATTCTAAGTTGACTGTGTTGCTGGATATACTAGGGCGTATCTGCATTTTAGAAGTAGCATCCGTTAAATCTACTGGAGTTTCAGCACCTTCTGCACCGGCTTTCCAGGTTAACTTATGCCGGAAAGTAGAACCCTTCTCCATTTCTATTTTTAAATCCGCAGATTGTCTATTTACTATGCTAGCCATGTAATTTACTCTTCATTTCGTTTTGGAGAAACAACAACTTTACCTTCAGTATCTATAAGTACTGTCTCTAAATCCGTGGTAACTATATCAAGCCCTTCGTCATTTTCAACAAGTATAGTTTGATACCTACCTGTTAAATGCAGTGGTATATACAATGTGTCTGGCATAAACTACCTCAGATAATTAATAGGCCCTAGATATCCACCGTGTTGTGGTTCCTCCAGTTGGTGTATTATTACTCTGTTATCCACTTTCGGGCCGAACGCTGTGTCAAACTTAACCAAGTAAAGTTCTGATTCTTTATAGTTTAGCGTTTCCGCATCTGCCATGGCGTAAGCCATATGCAGTGCATACCACATCACATTTTTATGCATAGTTAATGGTATTTCTAAATCATCAGAGGACAATAAACTATCAGAAGGCATACGATAACCTTCTATAATTAATTCTGCATTTGTAGAAATATCTACAGCATCTGGTTTAGGAAATACATTTAGTTTATACCCATTCATAAAATAGTAAAGCTGGTCGCCGGCCATACCAGATTGATCACGCCAATCTGTATGGTACTCGTCTACATCGTGTTTAGATATATGCGTAAGTTTCTTACCATTATAACTAACTCTTTCTATTTTAAGAGCTACTGGATTTAGGTCATACCGGTTTTCACCTTCAACTAAATCAACAATCATATTGTTATCGTGAATTAAATCAGCTCGCATGCAGGCTTCTTCTTGCGCTTCTAGTAAGAAGCGTAGAAGTTGCCGTTCTTTCCATAGAACATTTTCATCTATCTCTGTAGGAGTAGCTGTCTCAATACCATCAAAAGTATCGGACAGATAATCCTCTCGCATAGTTGTCATTAAGTCTTGGAAAGTCGCCATGGTTATGATCCGTATTGAATAACTTTTACTGTTTGTCCAATGCCACCCGCGACTAATAACCCGTCTGCAGGATATGTAACCACACCACCAGATACTGCCGCTATAATAGACGCTGCATCTTTATTATCTGCAAGTGTAGATACCGTAGCAGCTCCACTCACATAGACTCCAGCGCCCACTTCTCCATAAGAGTTAAGCGGAATTATCTCAGGGTTAGTTGTAATAACTCGTGAGATACTTTGCATTATTCATTAACTCCAGCTTTACTATCTTGAAGAATATATTCAATATATAAAGTAGAGCTCGCAACAGCTGCAGTAATAGTTACAACAGGATTATCCTGAACAACTGGATCTAATGTGACGCCTGCTCCTGCAGTAACAGTTGTAAGAGTTTCAGTACCAACAGTTGCAGCAACTGCATCTTCGTTAGCAACAGCACCTAATACAATTGCGCCTTTTGGTAAAGTGCCAATGGCTACAGCAGCAGAACTATCAACTGCAAGTATTAATTTAGGGACACCAGCCAAATAAGGCTTTTTACCAACACGTAGTTTGGAAAGAGTGGACATTTGTAATTCCTCTGTTTATTAAGTTATGAATTATCTGTATGAAATGGGTCATACATGAATGTTTGGTACAGTATACTAATAATATGGTTATACAACAAGTCTTAACTAGTTGGTTTAGGCATAACATATTTGGCATTACCACAGTCATACAATCGGTACCAACCATTGTTGTTACAGTTTTGTTCTTCAGTTAGCGCTCCATCAAACTCAGTAATCTTATCTTTTAATTTGTGTTTCATCATAGAGTTTCTTGATATTGTGTATCCCCCTTTCGTATATCTGTAGTTAGGTTTAGTTATACTATCTAATATAAACCCTGCTTTAGGATAACTCTTTCCATCAAAAAAAGTTAGGTCACAGAATGAAAACACTATGTTTTCATTTTTTATTAATTTTGGCAGCGCTCCTATAATTTGCCACTTGTGTTTTACGATATACCTAATCAATTCTCCAGCGTTGTCGTAGCTTATAGCCGCTACTAATTCATTGTTGTAAAACAGCCCTTTTTTGTACTTAGCTGGTCTGTATCCTTGGAGATGATTATGCTCCGCAAATAGTTTATAGTCAGCATCTCCTATGTTTTTCTTTATGGTTTGCCTAGCGCCTATTCTATTAGTAAATATACCTAACTGTGATTTTAACAGCTCTTTAACTAGATCTTTACTGTGCAGCCACTGATCATCCCTTATATGTATGCACTTATACCCATTGTCATTGGCTATTTTAGTTTTGTCCCGAATGTTGTATCTATTTTTATTTTTAGCTGTTGAGTGCCAAATAGACCCATTGTATTCTACAATTACCTTTTTACTAGGTATTAATATGTCAGCTTCTTTTTTACTATTCTTAAATACTGCTCTTGTATTTCTTATAATGTCTAGTCCAAGAGATTCTATGAAGTCGCCAACTTCTATTTCCGGTTTAGACACTTGTTTAGCACATACCGGACATCCCGCGCCACACAAATGGTCATTTGGCCTCTGCTTAAAATCCCCGTGTGTACTACATGTTATAACTATAGGGTAGTAGCTGTTACTGTATTTAGATTTAATATAACTGTATGTACTATTGTGTACTTCATTAGCCTTATTTATAAAATCGTCTGTAGTCTTAAACTGTCTATCTGATATTCCTTTGAAGCTGCACAACCGGCAACCACGACCTCGTAAATGACTATTAGGGGTTTGTAAAAATTCTCCGTGGTCTTTACATAGCATCTGCACTTTAGTATGCGTGTTCACGTATTTAACTTTGGAATAGTCGTATTTATTACCATGAACACTTATAAACTCAGCCAAAATTTCTGCCTGTTTTTTAGCATACCTATTTCTACTATCCGCTTTTACACACTCGGGACAGCCAGCTCCATTTAAATGAGAATTGGGTGTTTGGTGGAACTCGCCATGGTTATGGCAGGTAATAACTACTTTTGTACTTACACTTTTATATTTAACTAAAGAGTAATCATACCGTGAACTATGAACATGTTCTGCTTTTTGGATAAACTCTGGGGTTGTTGATTTGGCTGTCATTATACACCTTATGGTAATCTGTTTACAATATAGTATATTATACTAGATATTAAGTCCCAGGGGAAGAATTAGTTAGGCTATTTAGGTTCCAGGGGGCACATTTGTTAGGGTGAAAAAATAGGTTATCTCATTTCTAAGATAACCTATTTAGCCATACACTCGGTATGACATACAACTATTTAGCTATAATTAGCTAAGTCATTGATTTTTAAGCACTTCCGACCACTCCCCTGAAGTCTGTCATTCCAAGGCTATATCTTTCACGAACCTGATATAAGTAATTTCCAGTGTGGAAATCATTATCAACAGTACGTTTAAGAGACTTACGGTTAAAGTAACGTAAACCATCATTAACGTCAGTTTTGATAAACCAGTTAGTACCATTAGTGATACGAGTAATAACCTTAGGTTCAGAACCGAAGATCCCCTTATCTTTAATGGCATTCGCATCATTATCGGTAGTTCCCGGCCGTAACTTAGAACGTAACAATCTATGTGCTACATATTCTAATTCAGGTGGAATTATCAAACCCTTTGCGCGAACAGCAATTGGAATCCCGCGATCATCTTTCATCTTACGAATAAGAATTAACGCGTCTTCTAAAGCAGACTCTGATAAATCAGTATTTGCTAGTAAGTTACTTTGCACACCGCCACCAACTAATGGGTGATCAGCTGCAAGCATAGATTTGCCGTCGCCATACACAGATCCAGCGTCAGTAGCAAAGTTAAACAAAGATGCGCCTTTGATTTCCTTTGTATGTTGCATAGAACGCGCTAGTGCTTTAGCATATTTAGAACCTACAGACATATACAAATTGTCTTCGATTGCTTCTTGAGTTACAGCAAATGCTAATGCAATTGTTTCATGCGTATAGCGAGAAGTATAACCTTGCATCGCTTCATCAAACTTAACACCTTCACCTTCACCTTTTACAGCTGCACCGCCGAAACCAGTAATTAACTGGTCTTCTTCAAATGCTTTAGTCGAATTTTGAACATCAAAACAGCTTCTCCACTCTTCTGGATGTTTTTTATATTCTAAACCAAATACTGTGTTTAAACCTTCTTGTAACAGTTTTGCAAACTGCGCTCTAGTCATTGTTCCCATGTTATTCCCCTTATACTATGTCAACTTCAACGCTATTTAAGCCGTCATTAAGAACTGAACGAACTCGGAAGTCGCCATTAGTAGAAGCACCAACTTTAGCAGCAGACTGCCCAAGTTTAGCTGTACCAGCAACATAATCCAAATCACATAAATCACCGGCAACAAGAGCGGCAGAACCGTCTTCTACTTTATAAGTAATTTTTGTATCATCGCTAACAAGAGCTTTGATTTCAGTAGCGCCAGGAGCAGCTGCTGCACCAGGCCAGTAAGGAGAGAAAATTTGAGCGCCGTTGTTACTAACATACATAACACCAACGAAAGTTCCAACCATCGTTTCATTAGTAGCTGCAAGTTCTGCATCACCACCGTTCATCTTGACCATATCGCCGTTATAGATAGCAGTAGCATAAGCTGCTGCTATTCCAACTTGAGAGTAACGTTGTACTCCACCACCAACATGGCGTGATGCTTTAAATCCGTTCATAATAAAATCCTTAGCCTAAGCTATTTAAATTAAAAATATTCCTCTGGCTAAGAATTTACGCTAAGTAAAAGCTAGTCCGGAGTGATCGCTGCGGTGCGACCTGTACTTACTCTAGATGAACTGTTATTTTGGGGAGCACCCATTCCAGAACTTCTATCGTGTACTTTGTTCAAATCATTATAAACTGCTGACAATTGATCAGTCGCCGCCTGTTTATGATAGTCTTTATGCTTATTATCTAATGCTTCAGGTCTTTCCATTAGGATAGTGTCGTGTAATCCAATTACATTACCGCCATTAAACTCAACAGTTGGAACAATTGCTCCACCTTTAACACTGTCAGCTAAGCGAGGTTTCCACCCTACGTTGCTGCTTTTATAAACATTACTGGGATCATCTTTATCCCCAGTCTTAGTTCTAACCCATCTCTGAACATACCCTTCGCGTGGAGGAATACTTCTAGTGTCTAAATTAGCTGGAGTGAAGTCAATATCAGTGAACTCGTCTCTGATTTCGTTGCCTTCATCCGCTGCACGACTACTACTAGCTCGTGAGGTTTTATCGTTGCTCATAATCTTAATCCTTATAGTTAATGTTGTCAAGTACTCGAGTACTGTTTACACGAATAAATCTGCGTCTACACAAGGCGTTGGAGTCATAATCTCAGCAAGAGAGAATCCAAGCAGTGCCCATAATTTGTCTTTAGCGTTATCATATGCAACTTTTCGCCCTATCTCTTCATCAAAGTTTTCTGGGCTTACACAAGCTGATTCGCCCGTTACTGTGAAATTGTTAGTAAGAGTCAGTACGCAAACTGTTAGCTGAGACCCGTCAAACACGTGATACTCAGATGACTTTATACTGTCTTCTAACATACCTGGTGTTATACGCGGTGCAGTTAAACCTTTATTTTGTATTTCTTTTTCTATTTCATCTGATGATTTCATATGTAATTCCTTGTTATGTGTTTATAGCGTCTTGTTCAAGCTCAGAGTCAATTGCATTCCTAACATCTGAGTACTTAACATCTGTTGGAGTAAGTTTAACCATTGAACCTTTTGGTAAGGCTCGACTAATTTTTTTAAACATCTTGTCTGCTGAATCCACGGCAGGTAAAGAAATTTCCAATACAAATGACTCTGACTTCACTAAGACGCTCCTATAAAAGTTCTACCAGTTACAATTCCATCTGGACCTTTTAACTCTTTAATCTTAGCCCCTGGAACAAAAGTTAATGCTTCCGCTATAGCATAGGTACCGTCTATATTGCGTTGCTGAGTAGTTACCTGAACTAAACACCCACGACCCGTGTCAAAAGCTTTAGTAGATTTCATCCAGCCTTCTTTTTTGCTAGATGCTTTAGACATTAGCCTGGACAGGTCTTCACCAAATATTTCTACATCAGTTACGTTTTCTTTACACGCGCCTTGATCGGTAATATTTAAACTCTTTTCTCCTGTTCTAAGTGTACTCTCTACAGGTTCAGGCACGGCGGGTTTATTCACTTCAATTTCAGCCTGTCTTGCCTTTTCTTCAGCTTCTACTTTAGCTACTCGCTCTGCTTCTCTTTTTCTAGAAGCTGATTGCACAGGTACTCCACCGTTTTTTATAGCTTGTTGAGACTCAACAGGTGCTGTAGGTTTAGATATTTTATCTGGGTCTGCTTTATTTACCATTTTCTTATTCATCTCCGTTTCAGCTTTTACTTTAGCTTTACTGTGTTTATATTCGATACCGCCTTGTTCATTAGCATTTATAGCCATTATCCAGCCCTCTTATTACGCAACCATTCTTTGCGCGTATTCGGATCATTAGGATTCATCCCCCAGTTACGCATCTTAACTTTGTCTGACTCTGTAATACCTTTAGCATTACCTGTTGACCGAGCTTGAGCTTGAGCAACGTTAGGAGCTGGAGCAGCTTGAGGTCTAGACGCTTGCTGATTAGGTTGGCGTATCTGCTGAGGTCTGGTGCCGGTGCGCTTATTTAACTCCTGGTATAGATTTCCAGATTCTGGGTCATAACCTTCATCTAGTAAATCATCATACACGTTATCTACGTACTGAGCGTAGTTGGAGTCTTGAGCATACCGTTTGTTACTATTAATCCATTGCTTTTGGACTTCTGGTATATATTCCTGGGCCTTCTGATTCGGATCTTGGTTTTCGTACTGAGTATTGGGATCATACTCTTGTTGACCCTGCTGATTACCATTTCTCTGTTGCTCAGCGGCATATTTAATATTTTGGTCCCGCTCTTCCAGTCTAGCCTGATGGATTCGCATCTGCATAATGTCATCGTCAACTTTAGCCAGTTGGGCGTAGTCGCCATCTTCTAGCAGTTGAGCTTTAATGGCACTGGCATTCTTTATACGATTAGTGAGCGTATTCAGTTCCGACTGGAATTTATCCTGTTCTTGTCGCTCATAGTTTTGAGACATATGACTTTCAACATTTTCTAGTCTGTGTCTAAGCTCCTCATTCTGTGCACGTAGCTGCTCACGCTGTTTAACTTCTTTATTAATGCGGCGTTGCACACTTCGAGAATATCGATCAAATTTATCTTTCTTAGATAATTCAGGCTCAGCTGGTTTATTACCGGGTTCAGCTTCAGCTTTAGCCTTATCTGCAGCTTCAGCTTCAGCTTTATCTGCAGGAACTTCGCCAGGAACTTCTACATTAATTTTGTCTGGGTCATTACCTTCTTCTTCGCTAAATATAGGGTCACCTACAATATCATCAGGTATATCATCTTCATCCATACCCCCAATAATGTCGTCATCTGGTAATACGTCATTGGCCAGTTCATTACCGGGTATTACTTGTTCTTCATCCATACCCTCTGAACTTTCAAAGTCTGCAAATCCATCAGTTGGAATATTCTGTTCGTTACTAGCACCCATTTTATTGTTCCTTATAAGTAGTATTTATTGTCTGGCGTAGAGTCACCAACTTCAATGTTTGGTGACTTTGTTTTTTCTTCTGGTTTAGATTCTATTTTAGGAGGTACTGGTTTGCTCCGCTTTCCTCTAGCTAAGTTATTGAGAGCGCAAGGTCTGCAGGATTTAGAACTGATACCCTTTTCATTTTTATTACACATAGGACATATGTCCTTTTTATTACCGGCCATATTAGTTTCCTATATCTAGAATAGAAGTGTCTTCGACTACCATTTTAATTTCATCATCATTCATGAAACGTAAGTAGTAACTACCACCTTCAGGTGTGCTACATGGTAACTGAGCACCAGAATATTGGCCATGGGCAACAACGTCGCCAACTTTACAGAATGGAATAGATGGAGCATTTGGGTGGGGCTTAAATTTATCACCGGTATAGGCCAATGGACCAACAGCTAAAACTTTAGATATGAACCGGGTTGAGTTTTGCATTTTTACTTCACCACTGGCTAGAATAATTCCGCCTGAAGTTTTGGATTCTATTTTTATTGGGGCAAGTAATATAGTATAGCCTGAAGCTACAGGTATTTGTTCTGGAGTTAAATCATCCCCATCGAACTTAAGTGTTTCCGACATATGCTGTGTCCTTTGATAGATTTATAGTGTATAAACTTTCAATGGCGTGAGCACGGGAATAACGATACGTTATTTTATATTTAAGTAATTGTATTACCATACATCTCGCCACGAGAAGACCGAGTTATAAAAGTGCAAAGATAGTGTCGGTGGCACTACTTTTCGGCCGCTAAGCCTATTGCACAGCAAATTATATATTTAATGAAAAGCGTAAGTCAAGTTTAATCGATGTCTTGGAGTTTAGCAATTTTAGCTACTTCATCTTCCATTATTCTTTTTGTTTCATTTAAACCTTTTATGACACCTACTCTATATTTATACTCGGCGAAGTCTTTACACTGACCGTTTAGTATACTAATAGAGCAGTTATCTATTTCTTCATCAATAGCTTCATTATAAATTTCAGTTAAATTATCTGCCATTAGCTACCTCGCATACGGTTACCATTACCACTGTCATTCCAAGATGACATATGATTACCAGTTACATCTTGCATCATTTTCTTGCAATCTACAGTGTTCCCGTTTTTATCAGTACAATTTTTTTGGGCACCTATGGTATTTACTTTAGCGTAACCTTTACTTCCACTACTGGATTTTTTACGCTTTGAGTTGCCTAGTTTTAGTGTTCCTGAGTATACCATTTAAATTCTCCAGTTAATAAACTTAGGACTCTAGTTTATCTTATCCGCTACCCAACGACTTGCTCTAGTGATGAAATTAGTTGGTTCATCATCATCTTTACCAAGCCCTTTCTTTTTCTTCTTTTTACCA